TTTACAGCCGTTCAAGTTTGGTAGCTTAGATCAAGTTACCTTTGCTCAGGCTGGTGAGTTGCAGAAGATGGTTCAGATGGCGACAGGCGCTATTGACGCTGCTGGTATCCCCGGCTCTATCAATGGTGAGGCTGCTGCTGGTGCTGTGTCAATGTCAATGGGAGCGATTATCAAGCGCCACAAGCGTACTTTGATTAACTTCCAAGAGAGCTTCCTGATCCCAATGATTGAGAAGTGTGCATGGCGTTATATGCAGTTTGATCCAGATCATTACCCTGTCTCAGACTACAAGTTTGTACCATCATCATCTCTGGGTGTTATCGCTCGTGAATACGAGGTGACGCAGTTGGTTCAACTGTTGCAGACACTTGGTCAAGATAGTCCGATGTACCCGATGTTGGTATCAGCGGTTATTGACAACATGGGTTTGTCCAACCGCGAAGAACTCATGGCTCAAATGCAACAAGCATCACAACCTAACCCAGAGCAGCAACAAATGCAACAAGCTCAGATGCAACAGCAGATGGCTCTGGCTCAGGCACAGCTTCAACTTGTTCAATCACAGGCAGCAGAAGCGCAGGCACGGGCACAGAAGTACGCTGTTGAGGCTCAGTTGGAACCACAAGTTGTGCAGGCTAAGATGGCAGCAGCCTTGTCCACAAACCTGCAAGCTGGTAGTGCTGATGAAGCTGAATTTGCAAAACGTGCCAAGATTACTGAATTGATGCTGAAAGAGAAAGACATCACCAGTAACGAGCGGATCGCGATGATGCAAATGCAAAAGAAGCAACAAAAGACTTGACAAAAACGTAAATTTGTGGTATAATTACAACATCTCTCCACATTATGAAAGGATAAAGAGATGGATAAAGAGCTACAAAGATACTATGAAAATTTACTAGATTTGTTTACCCGTGATGGGTGGAAGCAATTCATTGAAGACATCTCAGATAACAAAGAGGTACTTGATGATATTACAACCATCCCTGATGAGAAACAATTCTGGTTCCGCAGAGGACAGATAGAAGCGATTAGCCGTATTCTTTCCTACGAGTCTACCATAAAAAATAGTTATGAAGACTTTGAAAGGGATTTACAGGATGCCTAAACGTATCTACGAGTTTATCTGCGGAGATGACCATATCACAGAGGCTTACATTGATTCGGAACTCCGAACAACCAATTGTAAAGTGTGTGGTCAACCTGCAATCCGAATCGTTAGCAAGCCGATGGTCAAGTTAGAGGGCGTGACCGGAGATTTTCCCGGGGCAGCAATGCAATGGGAGCGCAAGCGAAACGAGAAGATAGCGCAGGAAAAGAAGAGTGCCGCTCAGGATTAACCTTAGCATAAGCACATAATTATATTCCACAATGCTTATTTAGCACGGAGAGTTTAATGGCAACATTTATTGACGAAGGCGACGAAGAGTTGCAACCCGAAGAGTTTTCCTCCATCGAAGAGGTAGAACAGGAAGCTCCTACACAGGAGTCAAACCCAGAAGACGACGACATTCCTGATAAGTACAAGGGCAAATCTGTTAAAGATATTGTTCGTATGCATCAAGAAGCCGAACGCGCAATCGGCAAACAGGGGAGTGAAGTCGGCGAACTTCGACGTATTGTAGATGACTTTGTTAAAGCCCAAACCGTCTCAAAACAAGAACAAGCCCCAGATGTCGAGGACGAGGTAGATTTCTTTACCGATCCCGACAAAGCAATCGCACGAGCCATCGAGAAGCATCCGAAAGTACGCCAAGCTGAAGAGCTAACGGTGAACATGAAGAGAGCTGAGGCTTTGGCTAATCTGAAATCAAACCATCCAGACTACGGTGACGTTATTAACGATCCTTCGTTTGGGGAGTGGGTTGCTAAGAGTAAGGTTCGCCAAGAGTTGTTTAGTCGTGCAGACCGTAACTATGATTTTGATTCCGCAGACGAGCTTCTTACTACGTGGAAAGAACGAAAACAAGTAGTCGCTCAATCACAAGAGATCGAGAAAGTAGAACGCAAGCAAGCGATCAAGTCAGCAGCCACTGGTTCAACCAAGGGTTCTGGCGAGACAGCAAGTAAGAAAACCTATCGCAGAGCAGACATCATTAATCTCATGCGTACTAATCCTGACCGTTACGAAGAGCTTGCCCCTGAAATCATGCAAGCCTACGCTGAAGGTCGGGTCAAATAATCATTCTGAAAGGTAATTTATATGGCACTCGGTACTAATCACGTAACCAACGCAACCGCTGGTACGTTTATCCCTGAATTGTGGTCTGACGAAATCATCGCAGCCTACAAGCAAAACCTCGTTATGGCAAACCTCGTCTCTAAGATGTCCTTCAAGGGCAAAAAGGGCGACACCTTGCACATCCCTAAGCCCACTCGTGGCGCTGCCTCTTTGAAAGCTGCTTCTAACCAAGTTACGTTGCAAGCTGCCACTGAGTCAGAAGTCCAAGTGTTGGTGAACAAGCACTACGAATATAGCCGCTTGATCGAAGACATCACCGAAGCTCAGGCTTTGGCATCACTGCGTAAATTCTACACAGGCGACGCTGGCTACGCTTTGGCTAAGCAAGTTGACACCGATTTGGTGTTCTTGGGTCGTGGTGTTAACGGCGGTGACGGTACTGCTGCTTACACGGGCGCTATTATCGGTTCTGGCAACACTGCCTACACTGGTTCTAACGCTGCTGCTATCAGCGACGCTGGTATCCGCGCTGCAATCCAGAAGTTGGATGACGCTGACGTTCCTATGGACGGTCGTGTGTTGGTTCTGCCTCCTGTTGCTCGTAACGTGATGATGGGCTTGGCTCGTTTCACTGAGCAGGCTTTCACTGGTGAAGTTGGTGGTGGTAACACTATTCGCAACGGTGAAATCGGTAACGTCTACGGTGTTAAAGTCTTCGTGACTACCAACGCTGACGCTGCTACCAGCGGTGACCGCATCGGTTTGATGTTCACTAAGGACGCTTTCGTGTTGGCTGAGCAAATGGGCGTTCGCTCACAGACTCAGTACAAGCAAGAGTACTTGGGTACATTGTTTACCTCTGACATGCTGTACGGCGTGAAAGAGTTGCGTGATGAAGCAGCCGTTGCAATCGCAATGCCTGCCTAATTAGGCTAAGGGGGCTCTCTTCGGAGGGTTCCCTCTTTTGTTAAAGGGCTTTAGTTAGAGTCCTTCACCAAGAGTTCAACAAGGAGAAAACATGGCTATTTATCGTGGTCTGGGTGGTGCTGGTTCTAACGAACAAGACGCTTCCATAACAGTTATTACAACAAAGGCGCTGGAAGCCGCTACAAGTGCAACCAACGCTGCGACATCTGCTTCTGCTGCTTCTACTTCAGCATCTAACGCCGCTACGTCTGAGACTAATGCGGCTACAAGTGCTTCTAATGCTTCCTCATCATCTTCTTCTGCATTGGCAAGTAAAGAAGCAGCATTAGCTAGTGCTGGCTCAGCCGCTTCTTCTGCTTCTTCCGCAGCTTCTAGTGCTTCTAACGCTTCTTCCTCAGCATCTGCGGCTGCTACAAGCGAATCTAATGCCGCTACGAGCGAAACCAATGCCGCTGCTAGTGAAGCAGCAACTTTAGCCATCTACGGGAACACAACAGCGATGAACGCTGCTGTCGCCGCTGCTGCTACAAGTGAGACTAACGCCGCCGCTAGCGAGAGCGCAGCCGCAAGTAGTGAGACTAATGCAGCTACCTCTGCTTCTAACGCATCTGTTTCAGCAGGTAACGCAGCTTCTTCTGCTACCGCCGCTTCTAATAGTGCATCCGCAGCTTCAACAAGTGCATCTAACGCTTTGGCATCTGAGTCAGCCGCTGCGTCTAGCGCAACTAACGCCGCCGCTAGTGAGAGCGCCGCAGCAGGTTCAGCTTCCGCTGCATCTACCAGCGCCTCAGAAGCTGCTACAAGCGAGACAAACGCCTCTACAAGTGAAACTAACGCAGCCGCCTCTGCCTCTGCTGCCTCAGCAAGCGAATCTAATGCGTCAGCATCTGCCTCCGCTGCTGCCACAAGTGAAAGCAACGCCGCTACAAGTGCAACAAACGCCGCTAATAGCGCCTCAGCCGCTTCAACAAGCGCGACTAATGCCGCAGCCTCAGAAACCGCAGCAGCAGCCTCAGAAGCCGCCGCAGCCGCTTCATTTGACGCTTTTGATGACCGTTACCTAGGCTCAAAGACATCTGACCCTTCTGTGGACAATGATGGTAATGCCTTGTTGACTGGTGCTCTATACTTCGACTCAGTAACCGGTGTTATGAAAGTATGGAGTGGTTCAAACTGGATTGCTGCTTACGCTTCATTGTCAGGTGCTATGTTTGCATCTAACAACTTGTCAGACGTTGCTTCTATCTCCACTTCTCGTAGTAACCTTGGTTTGGGTACAACTTCTAATGTTGTATTTAACCAATTAGAAACTACCAATGGTTTGATTGTTGGCGGTGATTTAACTGTTAACGGTACTTTGTCTACCATTAACACTGAAAACCTTGCTGTTTCGGATAACATGATTTATCTGAACGAAGGTAGTACGATTACTAACCCTGACCTCGGCTGGTCTGGTAACTACAATGACGGTACTTATGCACACGCCGGTGTATTCCGCGATGCTACTGATGGTCGTTATAAGTTTTATGACGGCTACACACCAGAGCCCGGTGTTGAAATTAACACAGGTCATGCTTCGTTTAACTTAGCCAGCGTTCAAGCTGGTACTTTCTACGGCGCTCTGAGTGGCAATGCTTCGACAGCAACTGCTCTTCAAACGTCACGCACAATCAGTCTGACAGGCGATGTTAGCGGCTCTGCCTCATTTAATGGTACTACTGACGCTACAATTACCGCTGTTGTGGCTGATGATAGTCACTCTCATAGCACTGCTACGATTACTGGTTTAGACGCTGCTTTGACTAGCTATGCGCCAAAAGCGTCTCCTGCTTTAACAGGTACGCCAACAGCACCCACAGCAGCAGTCGGTACTAATACCACACAACTAGCTACGACAGCTTTTGTTAATTCTGAGATTGCGAACGATGCTCCTACCAAGACAGGCGGTGGTGCTAGTGGCACTTGGGGTATCAACATTACTGGCAACGCAAACTACGCTACGACAGCCGGTTCAGCTCCCGCCTCTGATGTTTACTCATGGGCTAAAGCAGCTTCCAAACCTTCTTATACATATAGCGAAGTTGGCGCTCCATCAACCACAGGCACAAACGCCAGCGGTACTTGGGGTATCAATATTACTGGTAACGCTAATACAGCTACAACAGCAGCTAACGGCGGTGTAACCTCTGTCAATGGCTCTACTGGTGCGGTAACAATTTCAGTTCCTCCTGCTTTTGACTCAGGTACTGTGATGCTATTTCATCAAACCTCTGCACCAACTGGTTGGACTAAAGCAACTAACCACACTGACAAAGCAATTCGAGTTGTTAATGGCTCGGTAGGTGCAGGTGGTTCTAATGGATTTGCTGCTGCTTTCGGAACACCCACAGTGACAGGTTCAGTTAGTTTGAGCGGTAGTGTTGGTGCTACTACTTTGTCAGAATCCCAAATTCCATCTCACCGACATTTGGTTATTAACAGCGGATACGCTAACATTATTGCTGGTTGGGGTTACCCTGTTACTGCAAGTAACCAAGTAGCGAGTGCTTATCAAGGGCAAGGCTATGAAAACTACCACTTACAAGCACACTCATCAGACGCAAACGCTGGTCGGTCTTCTGCTACTGGTGGCGGCGGTTCCCATGACCACTCGTTCTCAGGCTCTGGTTCTTTAGGTAGCGCTTCCGCTTCTATCAACGTTGCTTATATTGATGTAATTATTGCTATTAAAAACTAATGAAACTAGAAGCTAAATCTAATTGCCCACTAGACGGGTTCAAGCCTTGTAGACAATTAGAGTGCGCTTGGTTTATAAAGATTCGCGGTCAAAATCCCAACACAGGCGAAGAAATAGACGATTACGGTTGTTCTATTGCTTGGATGCCTGTGTTGATGATTGAGAACAGCCAGCAACAGCGTCAAACAGGCGCTGCTGTCGAATCTTTCAGAAACGAGATGGTGCGTTCTAATGAAGTAAGTCAACAAGTCCTTATGGCAACTATACAACACGCAGTACCAACTACAAAATTTATAGAGGTGAAATGATGTCAGACTTGAATCCCATTGAATATGGGAGATTGCTAGCTAAGGTCGAGGGATTGGAAAGCAAAGTTAATAGCATGGATGCTGATATCAAGTGCCTCCTCGCTTTAGCAAACCAGAGTAAGGGCGGTTTTTGGATGGGGATGACAATGGCTTCATTGGCAGGGGGCTTCCTCACTTGGTTAGCACAACATTGGAGTAAATGATGATAGACCCTGTTAGCGCGTTTGCCCTAGCTTCTGGTGCCTTCAACATGATTAAGAAGGCAGTCGAAACCGGAAGGGAGATTGAAGATTGTGTCGGATATTTCGGCAAGTTCTTTCAGGGTGTTAGTGATGTAAATAAAGCAGAGGAAGAGGCTAAAAACCCTCCTCTGTTTCGTAAGCTATTCAACAGCGGTTCTGTCGAAGAAGAGGCTTTCCAAGCTGTCGTCCACAAACAGAAGATTCAGCAAATGGAGAATGAGCTACGAGAGATGATAACCTATCGCTACGGGATTGAAACATACCGCGAGATGTTGCAGATGCGTAGGCAGATAAGACAGGATAGGGAAAATACGGTATATAAACAGCAACAAAGACGTAAAGCCTTTTTGTGGAATAGCTTATATATGTCTTTAATATCTGTCTGTTTAGGTGCTCTGTGGTGGATGGTTTTGTTGTTTATAGAATTGAAGGGTAAATGATGGCTATATCGGCTGAATTAATTAAAGCACTAATGAGCGGAGAGGTTGGGATTAATGATCCTTATAACCAGAACCCTTTCTTTAGACAAGATGAGATTAACCAAACTGTTTTAGACAAAGCCTTGGAAGAGGATTTACTCAGGAAGAAGCAGCTTGCAATGACTGGTTTGTTTGCTGGTGATTCAGGGGACAGCGGTGTTCCTACGATTGATCCGGCTGTTATGGCTGCGTTGGAAGCTGAAAACAGCACAGCCCGTGGTGAGCGTAACAAAGCCTTCATGGACTATGTGATGAGGAACGACACAGATAGAAGCCTTGGTTTCGCTTTAGGTCTGACAGATAGCATGGGTGGTGTTACGCCCGGACGCGTCGCTCAAATGGCTAACATCTACGGCAGGACTCCCTCATTCCTACAAGGTTTGTTATCTCCTGACTACGGTAATGCTGCTGGATTCATGGGTCAGAACGATTCAATCTTTGGCGGGTACACATCAGGTGGTTTTGCTCCGATGGGCGCACAACAATCAGCAGCACTTGCAGCACAGGATTTAGGTTTGTTCGACACCCCAGAAGAACGTGCAGCGTGGTATGCAGAGGCAGACAGCGGTACAAGCAGGGATTCAAGTACGAATGACTCAGGTGGGTACACTGGAAATACAGATGTATCGCAGAGTGATTTTGGCGGTTATGGGTCAGAAGTGGGGTACGGTTGATGAGACACTCAGTAGGAAAACAACTAACAGCAGGGGTCGCTAATACAATTTTTACCGTCCCTAACGGCTACAAAGCTGAGATGGATATGTTGTTCATATCTAACCTCGACGCTAACAACAAAACAACCACAGCTTACTGGCAACATGCCCACGACATAAACCATAAGATTCGCATTATTGATTCTTACCCAATGGCTTCTCATTCTTTTGTTCAGTTCAGTCAAGGGTCGGTTGTATTGCAGCAGGGTGATTCTTTTGTTGTCCAACCAGAGGCAGGTGCGACTCAAAGCTGCATCGTCACGTTTGACCTAAGAAAAGAACCACAAACAGTCGCTTTTGATGGTGAATAAACTTGACAAAAACATAATTTTGTGGTATAATAGCAACAAAGGAAGAAATAAATGACATACTTAGAACTTGTCAATGCAGTATTACGCAGACTTCGAGAGAGTGAGGTAGCCACCGTACAAGGATCAGGTAATTCTAACTCTTATGCTCGTTTGATTGGAGACTTTGTAAACGAAGCAAAAGCTCAGATTGAGAACGCTTGGGATTGGAGTAGCTTACGAACCACCTTAGCGGTAATCACAACTCCTAATGTGTTTAGTTATGAATTAAACGGGACGCAGAATAACTTTGAAGTGTTAGATGTATGGAATAATACAGATGACATTCAAATGCAACCTAAATCGGCTAACTGGTTTAATACAGAGTTTCTAACAGCAACTCCTCAAACAGGTCAACCACTTTTCTATAACTTCAACGGCGTTACAGCAGATGGTGACGCTCAGGTGGATGTATACCCTATCCCTAACGGCGCGTATGAGTTATTGTTTAACGTAAGTTTGCGGAACTCGGTACTCACTACTGATTCTGATGTTATTTATATTCCAAGCCGCCCTGTAATTCTATTAGCTACTGCGATGGCTATTGAGGAACGTGGCGAAGATGGAGGACAGCAGAGTATTAACTCGTACCAGTTAGCGCAATCAGCTATTTCAGACGAGATTGCTTATGATGCAGCCCGTCACCCAGAGGACACAATTTGGTATAGCGTATGAAACAACTTCAAGCACTCTCAGTAGTCTCGCCCGGCTTTTACGGGTTAAACACGCAAGAGAGTGGCATCACCTTATCATCTAACTACGCTCAGCTTACTGACAACGTTGTTATTGATAAGTATGGTCGGCTTGGCTCACGTAAGGGCTGGCAGATGCGTACAGCGGATGGTGTTACTCAACTTGCTGGTGCTTCCATTGAATTCATGGTGGAGCACATTAACGCTGACAATACTTCTGTAACTTTGTCAGGTGGTAATAACAAACTGTTTAAGAACGGTGCGGATGGAGGTGCGTTGGTTGACATTACACCTAATCTCTACACTGTTACTGGTAATAATTGGAAAGGCGCATCTCTATACGATCACGCTTTAATAGTCCAGGCAGGGCATGAACCAATTGTGTATAACGAAGGTTCATCGCCAGTAACACAAACAATCACAGATTACACAGGAGTAACACAATCTTATGGAACTAACTTCCCTAGCGATGTTGTGGCTGCTTATGGTCGTTTCTGGGTTCACGATGGTTCTACTATCTATTGGACTACTGATATTGCTGATGTAGCTTTCCCAGCTTTTAATGGCGGTACAAGCGGATCATTAAATATCTCTGCCGTGCTGCCTAATAACGTAGACAATATTGTAGCTCTTGCCTCTCACAACGGCTTTTTAATTATCTTCTGTGAAAAGAACATTGTCATCTACAAAGGTGCTGAAAACCCACTAGGAGACTTCATGTTCCACGACACCATTGCTGGTGTTGGTTGCTCTGCCCGTGATAGTTTACAGAGCACTGGTAACGATTTAATCTTTTTGTCTGACACAGGTATTCGTAGCCTTGGTCGTCTGCTGCAAGAGAAATCCTTGCCTATGCGTGATCTAACTAAGAATGTACGTGACGATTTACTGAAAGATGTTTTACAGGAGCGTGTTAACGAAGGTAACCTCTCAGGCGTTAAATCAATCTATTCAGAGATCAACGCTTTCTACCTCCTGTCATTCCCTTCGACTTCGACTGTATATTGTTTAGATATGCGGCAGCCTTTGGAAGACGGTTCAAGCCGTGTTACTGTCTGGTATGCGTATCAAGCAAGTTCTTTCTTACGGCGTCGAGATCGGGAATTACTCGTAGGTAAAACAAACGGGATCGGACGCTACTACGGTTATAGCGATAACGGTGTTAAATACAGACTTCGTTACTTCTCTCACTATTTAGATATGGGAGCGCCTACAACATTAAAAATTCTAAAACAGATTAATGCAACGGTAATTGGTGGCAGTAACCAGTCTTTTGTTATCAAAACTAACTTTGATTACACAGAAGCCCCTAGGTCTTACCCTTTCACAATCGTTACAGGAGATGTAGCTGAATACGGTTCAAGCGAATACGGTATTGGTGAGTTCTCGTTTGGTATTATTCTGGACTCAATTAAGAGTAGTGTTGGCGGCAGCGGTAACACAATTCAAATTGGTTTTGAAGCTGATGTTAACGGCAACGAGTTATCGGTGCAAAAGATTGATATGTTTGTTAAAACAGGAAGGATGAGTTAATGGCTAACTATTTAAAGGCTACGGACTTCGCAGCCAAAGACGCCCTACTCTCAGGCGATCCTAACAAGATTGTTAAGGGTACAGAGATAAATGATGAGTTTGATTCTATTCAAACAGCCGTAAACAGTAAAGCTAATATTAGCTCTCCTGCTTTCACTGGTTCCCCTACTGCTCCTACGGCTACTGCGGGCACTAACAATCAACAACTAGCTACAACAGCTTTTGTCACCTCTGCTGTAAGTTCTTATGACGCTGCGCTTACTGTATCAACAGCCCAGATTGAAGACGATGCCGTAACAGCGGCTAAGTTAGCAGACACAGGCGTAACAGCGGCTACTTATGGTTCCGCATCAGAAATACCTGTTGTAACTGTTAACGCGCAAGGGCAGGTTACTTCTGCCACCACAACGGCTATCACCATTTCAGACCCAATAGGTGTAAACCAAACGTGGCAAAATATGACAAGCTCACGTGCTTTGAGTACAGATTATACCAATAACACTGGTAGACCTATTCAAGTATCAGTGGGTGTCTACTACACGTATGATGGAACTCCAATATCAATTGTGGTAGACGGTGTTTCTTTCTTTTCTCTGAGAACTTATGGCGGCGGCGGTGTAGCAGCAACTATTGATTACCCCCTTTCTTTTATAGTACCAGCAGGTAGCACCTACAAAGTAACGGGCGGTTCTATTCGGGGTTGGTTTGAATTACGCTCTTAACAAGCTGAAAAGATAAGGAAATATTATGTCATTTTGGGATTTAGCGGGTAACGTGGCATCAGCCTTGATTACCAGAAACGCAATGAAAGACTCAGCAGCAGCTAACCAAGAAGCCGCGCAACAAGCCGCAGCAGCCGCTGAGTTTAAACCTTGGGCTGTCACCACTGGTTACGGGACTAGCTATTTCGATAAGGATAAAAACCAAGCGGGTTACAACATGAGTCCTGTCATGCGAGCGTTCCAAAACAGCTTGTATCAAGGCGCTGGTGACTTTATGGGGCAGATTAGTGCTGACCCACAGGTAGCGGCACAGGACTACATGAACCGACAGATGAGCTTGTTGCAAGGCTCACGTGGCGCTGAGGATATTGCCCTGCGTCAACAACAACTAAACCAAGGTCGCATCGGCTTGGGTCTTAGCGGTGAGGCGATGGGAGCAGGCGCTGGTACAGGGTATGTTAACCCACAACAGTATCAGCAGCAGTTGGCTCGTGCGATGGCTGACCAACAGATGGCAGCATCCGCTCAGGAATATGGTCAGGCTCAAATCGATAAAGCAATTTCTCGTGGTACTGGTTTGTTGTCTACGGGTATGGGTATTGAAGAAGCAGCTTTGAAACCGCTCACGTTAGGTGCTGATATTGGCAACCG